ACCCCGAGCAGGTCTGAAAAGTATTTCAAAAAACTTTAAATTTCTGTGCGAGGATAAGGACGCGACATTGCAGGAGATTTTTGATTTCTGTCTCAAAAGCGATTCTAAAGCCAAATTTTTCACGAACGTTTTGGAGTACAGAGATGTAATTATAGAGAACTATAAATTGATGCAACTTTACGCTCCTGCACTCTCACTCCAGTGCCGCGAAAAGGTACATTATACATTGGACAATTTTGAATACGATTACAACAAAACTGAGATTATTCGAATGATGAATCAAGATGGTTTTGGAGTATTTAATTGGGATGATTTGCACGCAACAATGAACCGGATTTGTATTGACAAAGCACTTAAACACGGGTAAGATTAAGTCATGGAGAAAGCAGTGAAATTAAATGGTGGTCCTGTTAGCTTTTCGAAGTACGGAAAGTCTTTTCAGGAGAAGCTTTGCATGGTAATCCTTGACGATCGGTCCTTTGCAGATCAGATAGAGGAAGTATTGGATGTAAACTTTTTAGAATTAAACTATCTTAAGTTATTTCTAAATAAGATTTTTGATTATCGCAAGAAGTACGGTGTGCATCCATCACGCGATATTGTGAAAATAATTTTGCGCTCCGAACTTGACAACGAGAACGAGCTAACCGCCAAGCAGACCAGAGAATTCTATGTTCGTAGCCAAATTACTCACCTGAGCGATGTAGAATATATAAAAGACACCTCACTGGATTTTTGCAAGAAGCAAAACTTGAAGTCGGCAATGGTGAAATCTATCGGCCTCCTACAAAATTCATCCTTTGATGAAATATCCCAGGTTATTAATGAGTCGCTCAAACTTGGAATGGATAATGAGGAAGGCTATGATTATAAGAAGGATTTTGAGGAGCGATTTAAGCCGCGCCTTCGAAACCCGCTTACAACGGGCTGGGACCTTATCGATAATGTCTGTAAAGGCGGCTTAGGACAAAAAGAGCTGGGAGTGGTAATTGCTCCAACAGGCGCCGGGAAGTCGATGGCGCTCGTACATCTGGGAACCCAAGCTTTAAAAGAAGGCAAGACTGTGGTTCATTATACACTGGAATTACAGGATCTTGTGGTAGCGACGCGTTATGATTCGTGTCTCTCCAAAATTCCTCTCCAAAATCTCGCGGCCTTCAAGGAAAAGATATACGAAGAGGTTCAGGATATTCGGGGAAAGCTTATTATTAAGGAATATCCCACCAAGACAGCATCTACTCAAACTGTGCGAAATCATTTAGAAAAACTTAAGATGCGCAACGTGTCGGTGGATATGATTATCATTGACTATGGAGACTTGCTGCGACCGGTCCGATATCTAAAAGAAAAAAGGAACGAACTCGAATCTATCTATGAGGAACTGCGCGCAATCGCATCTGAATATGAGTGCCCCGTGTGGACTGCATCCCAGACAAATAGATCAGGGCTAAACGCGGAAGTAATTACGATGGAATCAATCTCCGAAGCATTTAATAAGTGCTTCGTCGCGGATTTTATTTTTAGTATTTCCCGCACTATTGAAGACAAAGTCACAAATAGTGGTCGGCTGTTTATAGCGAAGAACAGGAATGGGCCAGATGGGATTGTCTTTCCCCTTTTTATGGACACGGCTCATGTGTGTATCAAGGTGCTGGAGCAGACTGAAGACGGCGAAGGCCTCCACGTGAATATTAAAAAACAAAAAGAGAACTTGGTGGAGAAATATAAAATATTTAAGGGACGGAAAAATAATGGAGGCTAGAAGATGTTTGATGAAAGTGTCGTGAAAGAGGCAACTCTTGAATATTTTAAAGGCGATGAGTTGGCAACAAACGTTTTTATGACGAAGTATTGCTTGCGCAACAAGAAGGGTCACTTTATGGAGACGACCCCCGATGATATGCATCGACGTATCGCTAAAGAATTTGCGAGGATAGAAAACAAGTTTGAGGCCGGCAAGAATTCTTATCTTACTGAAAGCGAAATTTATTCTTTCCTTAAGGATTTTAAATATGTTGTGCCTCAAGGCTCCCCCATGATGGGAATAGGAAATAATTATGTTAATGTCTCTCTCTCTAACTGCGTGGTGGTCGACAACCCTCAAGACAATGTGTCGTCCATTATGGATACTGGCAAGCAACTTGCTAACTTGTTTAAACGTCGTTGTGGCGTTGGCCTTGATATTTCTGATTTGCGTCCCGAGGGTGCTCCCGTTAACAACTCTGCTCGGACTACTACTGGGGCTTGGAGTTTTGCTGATTTCTATTCATATGTTTGTCGTATGATCGGGCAGAACGGCCGTCGTGGTGCCTTGATGATATCAATAGACGTTCGTCATCCTGACATTGAAAAGTTTGTTAAAATGAAACAAGATCTCACCAAGGTTACTGGAGCAAATATCTCCGTAAAAATAACCGATGACTTCATGGAGGCTGTGGAAAAGGAACAATCGTTCACACTCCAGTTTCCAGTAGAGGCACAGGCTCCAGAGTATACAGCTGAAATTAATGCACCGGAGCTCTGGAATACTATTATCGAATCGGCCACCAAGACAGGAGAGCCGGGGCTCCTGATGTGGGACAACATCACACGCACTCTCCCCGCTCATGAGTATCCGGAGTTCAAAACTAAGACCACCAATCCCTGTGGAGAAATCCCGCTTTCCGCCTACGATTCCTGTAGGCTTGTATCTTTGAATTTAAAAAGTCTCGTGAAAAATTCTTTTGAAAAAAATGCAAAGTTTGACTTTTCGAAGTTGAGAGAAATCGCCGCGATTGGAATGCGGCTATCTGATGATCTTGTGGAACTTGAATTAGAAAAGCTTGGGCACATTCGTGAGGTGGCCGACACACAAGATGAGCGCGATTTGTGGGCCAGACTATATGAGGCTGCACAGAACGGGCGCCGCACGGGGCTTGGAACTCACGGCCTAGCAGACGCTCTTGCTTGTTTAAATCTAGCGTATGATAGTGACGCGGCGCTTGTAATAATTGAGAAAATTTACCGAACCTTACGGGACGCTGCCTATGAAGAGAGTGCTAATCTGGCGAGAGAGCGCGGCGCCTTTCCTGCTTTTGACTGGAGCACTGAAGAACAGAACGAATTCATTCAGCAGCTCCCAGAGAAATTAAAACTCTTTATGGCGGAACATGGGCGCCGCAATATTTCGATTCTTACAAATGCTCCCACTGGTTCTGTATCAATTATGTCTCAGACTTCATCGGGGCTTGAGCCAGTATTTAGAAATTCTTACATTAGGCGCCGCAAGTTGTCGCATGATGAACAAGAGACGGAAGCCGACTACATAGATGATATGGGGGACCGTTGGGTAGAGTATGAAGTCTTTCATCACAACGTACAGGCATGGCGCCTGTGGCATCCTTTTAAAGATCCCGGCCAGTTGCCCGCTTTTTTTGTGGAAAGCAACAACATTGATTGGCAGTCCCGCATCGCCGTCCAAGCAGTTATTCAGAAAAATATCGATCACAGTATTAGTTCTACAATTAATCTCCCGCGCGACGCTGACCCAGAGTTAGTCGGAGAACTGTACATGAGAGGGTGGCGTCAGGGCCTCAAGGGGCTCACCGTATATGTAGATGGCTCACGTTCAGGAGTACTGGTGCCGCCCCCACCGAGCAACGAAGTTTTCCCCCAGCATCGGGCTCCTAAACGCCCGCGCGAGTTACCGTGTAATATCCATTACACCACTATTCAAGGGGAGAAGTGGATTATTGTGGTGGGGCTTATGGATGGTAAACCCTATGAAGTGATGGGGGGCCTTTCCAATTTGATTGAAATCCCCCGTGATAAGGTGGAAGGAATCCTCGTTAAGAATCCTCGGAAGACTATGAATTCTATTTATGACTTAAAAGTTGGGAAGAACGGCGATACGATAATTATCAAAGATTTAGTGAAGGCGTTCGACAACCCCAACCATTCGGCCTTTACTCGTATTATATCTCTTGGGTTGCGTCACGGAGCAAATATTCAGTACTCTGTTGAACAACTGCAGAAGGATCGCGATAGTGATATGTTTAGTTTTGCTAAATGTATTGCGCGCATTTTGAAGAACTACATTCCAGATGGGCAGCAAGCCACAGAACGCACGTGTGGAGAGTGCGACACCGAAGGGCTGATATACGTAGAGGGGTGTGTTACGTGTGCTAACTGTGGTTTTGCAAAGTGCGGCTAGTTATATAGAGATGATACAGTTTACCGATAAAGCAACTGAGCGCATAACCAAGGTTTTAGAAGCCGGCGAGGCTATTAGGATTGCGGTCCAGGGGGGCGGATGCTCGGGTATGTCATATTGTTTAAATATAGAAACAGAAGAGCCGGACGAAGAAGATATTTTACTTGACATTCCTACTGTAAAGATATATATTGATCCTATGAGCGCTGGGATTCTAAAGGACACTACGGTAGATTACATAGCCACACTACAGCAAGAGGGATTTGTATTTAATAACCCGTCCGCAAACACTACTTGCGGGTGTGGGTCCTCGTTTAGCTAGGAACAATAAACTATGGCATATTCTAAAAAAGTATTAGATCACTTCGAAAATCCCCAGAACGTGGGGTCTTTGGATAAGGATAACCCAAGAGTGGGCACCGGTGTCGTTGGTGCACCGGAGTGTGGCGACGTCATGAAGTTACAGATTCAAGTCGATGAGAAGGGGTGTATTTGTGAGGCTAAGTTTAAAACATTTGGTTGTGGATCTGCCATCGCGACGTCATCTCTGGCGACAGAGTGGATAAAGGGTAAAACCTTAAAAGAAGCGGCAGAAGTAAAAAATACAGATATCGTGGAGGAGCTATCGTTGCCTCCTGTTAAAATCCATTGTTCAGTGTTGGCCGAAGAGGCCATCAGGGCGGCAATAGAAGATTTGGAGAATAAATGACACTTACGCCAGTTAATAATTACCTTTCGGTTCGAACCGTAGAGGACACCGAGACAGAAGACAGCGGCATCCTCGTGCCGCAGGACTACCGGGCTGTTGAGAGCCCTTTCGCAGTGGTTGAGGTAGTCAACTGCTCGGGAGAGTCAGGCACCCTGTGGGGGACCGGATTGCAGATCGTTGTAGAAGCGCACATGCTGCGTGACATCCAGCATAACGGCGAGACCTTCACGGTTATCAAGGAAAACCACGTAATCGGTATTCTATCAGAAACCTCTTGACCTAACCAATCACAGGTGCTATACTAGCACTATGATGGAACTGTCTCCTCTTAAATATACTCTGGACAATATTGTGGTGGGCTGGCGCGAGGAGGCTGTTTCTTTCGCACGCGCGCGTGGCTATCCTTTAATCGTTAATAGCGACCAGCGCCCCTTCTACTATTCTTTTGGCTTCCAAGACGTTAAGAGCAAATGGTACGAGGGCATTTTTGATCTCGGGATGAGATCATTGCTGCCAGTACCT